GCTTTCAATTCTACAAACCACGTTGACCCGTCTGGCATACAGGCTAAGCGATCACTAACCCCGCGTTGTGTGGGAGACTTAAACTTATATGTTTTGCCGCCCGCATGCTCGACAGTCCAAACAAAATAACTTTCGATTTCTTTTTCTAGCATGTCCGAAATATAAACCACTAAAAATTGTTTGACAAGAGCTTTTATTGTGGTATTCTGTGGCTTCACTCACTACAGTAAAGGAAAGTAAATGAATCACTCTAATGTTGTCGGCGGATCAACTGCCAAGCGCGTCATCAACTGCCCCGCATCTGTCAAGCTAGTGCAACGCATGCCACCACAGGCTGAGTCCGAACATGCTGCACGCGGCACACTCTTGCACAACGTCATTGCTGAGCTATTAGAATTTGATAAAAAGCCGGAGCAGTGCTTGGGAGCTACGTATAAAGATCAAACGCTTACACAGGAGTTAGTTGATGAGAAGATTATTCCCGCTTTACAAGCACTCGATGAGATTGATCCAAATAAACAAATGGAATACATGGTGGAGACTCGTGTTGGTTTTGGGGACTTTCTTCCTGGTGTTTTCGGTAGCACTGATCTGCTTGGCCGCCGTGATAACCGTGCATTCGTTATCGACTGGAAATTTGGCGACGGGGTAATGGTTGACGCCGTAGAGAATCCGCAACTGATGTTTTACGCAGCAGCAGCTATGCGTACCGAAGCAGCTAAATGGATATTTGATGGCGTTGATGAGATCGAGTGCATCATCGTGCAGCCACCACAGATACGCCGTTGGGTGACCACACCTAAACGTGTTGCTGAGTTTGAGCAAGAGCTGCTTTACGCGGTGCGTCTGTCGGACTACCCAGACCCGCCCATGCAAACAGGTGAGCACTGTCGTTGGTGTACTGCTAAGCCGATCTGCCCACAGATGACAGGTGCAGCCGATCGTGCATTGAAAACAACATTAGCTAATTTGCCTGTTGAACAAATCAAGTTGCAGCTTGAGCAAGCAGACATGTTAGAAGACTACATCAAAAATTTACGTGCATTGGCGTTTGAAATGTTGGAGAATGGTCAACCCGTGCCAGGTTTTAAGTTGGTTGCTAAGCGCGGTACACGCCAGTGGGCGAACGAAACCGAAGTAGATGCGTGGGTTGATGTTAATGGCATTGACCATGCGTATGATTTAAATTTAAAGTCGCCCGCACAGATGGAAAAAATGCTCAAGAAGTTGGGCAAAGAATTGCCGTCGGAGTTAGTTGTGTCTATTTCGTCGGGCAGTACGTTGGCACCGGAATCTGATCCGAGGCCAGCGGTGTTACAAATCGGGAAGCAGTTAACTGCCGCCCTTTCTAAACTTCAATAAAGGAAACAGTAATGTCAAATATCGTAACGTTCAAAGGTGCAAACCTTCCTGCCGTATCATCCCTATCAACTGCCTTGCGCACTTTAGAGACTGAAGTTGGCCCTGCTGGTTCAGTCATTCTAAAGATGGACAAGACAGGTCATTGGGTGTTTGGTGCCGATCAAACTGAAGTTGATGACGACTCTTTATGGGCGATTAACCCATTCTCTTTTATCCACGGCTTTATCGCTTGGGGTGAAGGTGAAGTGTTGGGCGAGAAGATGGTATCGGTAACTGAGCCATTGCCTGAAATGGAAATCGCACCGCCAAACGCTAAACGCGGATGGGAGCCACAAGTCGGTATGTCAATGAAGTGTATTGAAGGTACTGACAAAGGCATGGAAGCACGCTATACCGTCACATCCGTTGGTGGCAAGCGTGCAGTTCAGCAGTTGGCTGTTGCAATCGCTGAGCAGGTTGAGAAGGATCAAAGTAAGCCAGTGCCGGTTGTGCATCTGAAGAAAGATCATTACCAGCATAAAGCCTACGGTCGCATTTACACGCCAGTCTTTGAGATCGTTGAGTGGGTGAGTATCGATGGTGAACGTGATGAACCAGAAGCAGAAGCAGCGCCTGTCGCTGAAGCCGCTCCTGCACGTCGTCGTCGCAGCTAAGTAAAAAGTCGGCATGGGCCTACGTAGCATCGACACATGCGCCGGATAATCGTAACCGGCATTAATACACCTACGGGGGAAAGCGGATGCTGGGATAGTGGAAGCGGAGATACTTTTATTAACCCCTAATGCAGCGAGTACCCCACCTAATCTTATGAAAAATAAAGTAAATTAAAATGAGCGAAGTTAAGAACTACACCGTTAAAGATATCCCCGCTAATATCGCAAAACCTTTTGTTGTGAATTGGCATTATTCAAAATCATTGCCTGGGTGCAGGCATTACTTTGGTCTTTTTAGAGAAGATGTTTTAATTGGTGTAGCTGCATTCGGTGAACCTGCTATGCGGCATCAAGCAAAATGTTATGACTGCGATCTTGAGTTAAGACGTTTATGTTTAATAAATGACACGCCAAAAAATGCCGAAAGTCGGTTTATAAGTTTAGCTTTAAAAGAATTAAAGAAAAAAGGCTACTCCGCCATATTAAGTTTGGCTGACCCTGAGCATGGCCATGCAGGAACGATTTACAAAGCAAGTAACTTTGAATATTTAGGTACTGAGCGAGGTGGTGGTAGTCGTTTGATAATAATTGATGGTGTTGAAATACATTCCAGAAGCGCATTTGCTAAGTATGGAATAAGTGGTGTGCTAGGGTTACAAAAAATGTTAGGTGAAGACAGAGTATCTGGTCGAAATAAAAAACGCAAACTTGTATACAGATACAAATTATGAAAATCCTTTGGCTTGACTTCGAGACTCGCAGTCGCTGCGACCTATCCTCCCGTGGAGTTTATAACTATGCACAAGACGCCAGTACAGATGTACTTTGTATGTCATACGCCTTTGATGATGGTGACGTTGTTACCTGGACACCCGACCAACCATTCCCTGATGAGGTGCGTAAGCACACTGGGCAGATACGCGCCCATAACGCCGCGTTTGAGCGGCTCATTTTCTGGTACGTCTTACAAATTAACTTCAAACTCGAGCAGTTCTACTGCACCGCTACGCAAGCGCGTGCTAACTGCTTACCTGGAAGCCTTGAAGACGTCGGCCGCGCACTCAGCAGCAATATGCGCAAAGACCACCGAGGAAGCCAACTTATCCGTGCACTTTCCATCCCTCGCGTTGATGGATCGTTTAACGATTCGCCAGAGCTAATGGCCGAGATGGTCGCGTACTGCGAGCAGGACGTTCGCGCTATGCGTGCCGTGTCTCAGGCCATGCGACCGCTATCTGATACCGAGCTTGCTGACTACCATACGAATGAGCGCATAAATGATAAAGGCGTGTTGCTTGACCTGCCGTTAGCACATGCTGCGATCAAGTACGCTGCTGCTGAATTAGAAGAGATCGAGACGTTGGTCACTGAGCTAACCGAAGGGCAGATCACGTCGGTACGCAGCCCTAAAATGAAGAAGTGGGTGATGGATCGTGTCGGATCGCAAGCGTTGAAGTTGATGGAAACATTCAAAGACGGCGAGTTGAAGTATTCTATAGATAAATCAGTACGTGCTAACTTATTAGCTTTTGCAGAGGAAAACCCCGATGAAATTCCGTCGCATGTTGCGGACGTCATTCAATGCGCAGATGACTTATGGGCGTCGTCGGTTGCGAAGTTCAGCCGCCTTGCGGGCTTGGCAGACGAAGACGATCAACGAGTTCGAGGTGCATTTGTGTTTGCAGGAGGATCCGCTACCGGAAGGGCATCCAGCTACGGCGCGCAGGTTCACAATTTCACAAGAAAATGCGCCGAACTCCCAGACGAAGTTAGGCACGCTATGGTGCGAGGGCACAACATCGTACCAAGATATGGCCGCCGCATTACAGATGTTCTGCGGGGAATGCTCCGGCCCGCATTGATACCGGCAGCCGGTCATTCGTTCGTTGTTGCTGATTGGTCGGCCATTGAGGCACGTGTCACACCGTGGGCGTCAGCCGATCCGCAAGCCGAGTCAGTGCTTGATGTATTCCGTGAAGGTCGTGACATCTATATCCGTGAGGCCGCAGGCATCTACCGCATACCGGAAGAGCAGATCGGCGCCGAGTCCGAAGAGCGCCAGATCGGTAAAGTTGCCATTCTGTCACTGGGGTTTGGTGGTTCGGTCGGTGCGTTTTCGGCGATGGGTCGCAATTACGGCATCGTGATGCAGGAGTCCGATTCTAGGCGTATTGTGGACGCATGGCGACGCGCTAATCCGTGGGCAGTACGTTACTGGGAGAAGCTAGAAAACGCCTACCGCGCAGCTCTACGCAACCCCAATCGGGAGTTTTCAGCGGGTCGGGTTACGTACCTGTATGACAAGCAGCATTTATGGTACGCGTTGCCATCGGGTCGCATTCTATGTTATCCGTTCGCTAAGTTTGAAGGTGATGAGATCACGTATGTTAAGGCGGCATGGAAGCCAGCGGCAGATGCTAAAGAATGGCCAAGAGCGCGCTTGTGGCGCGGGCTTGCATGTGAGAACATTACACAAGCAATCGCTCACGACTTGCTACGGCATTCTTTACGCCAACTTTCTGACACCGTCCTACACGTGCACGATGAAATCGTACTTGAATCAAAAAATCCCGAAGCAGATGCAATCGAATTGAACCGTATTATGTGTACTGCTCCTGATTGGGCGCAGGGTTTGCCGTTGAAGGCGGGCGTTAAGATCATGACCCGTTACGGCAAGTAAACCGGAGACAACATTGGAATTCCTAGAATACTATAAAAACCTCGCCCCTGAAGGCGAGACTGCGCTTATCGTGCGCCAGAAGCCGCAACTGAAAGACGGTGAGCTGCAGTTGCACGCCGATGGAGCTGTCAAGTGTACGTGGCCTGCGGCCTTACCTACACGTTCGATGCGTGCCGGCGAGTCGTGGTACGGCAACACCGCGTCGTTCATCGTTGATCGTTTCAAAGATGGGCATGTCAGTGCATCACGTGACAATTGCGAGTACGTGTTGGTCATGGTGTTAGATGACGTGGGCGACCCTGAGAAGGCGCCCAACACGCCGTCGTTGCCGCCAACGTGGATCATGGAGACTAGCGAAGGGTCGTATCAGTGGGGTTACGCATTCAGCGAGCAGCCAACGAAAGGTGAATATTCCGCTGCGATTGATGCGATAGCCAAAGCAGGTTACACCGACCCAGGCGCCTGTAATCCAGTGCGTAACTTTCGCTTGCCAGGCTCAATTAATTTAAAGCCAAACAAAAACAAGTTCATATCGCGTTTGGTTGAGTTCCATCCTGATCGTGAATACACGCTGTCCGAAATTTGTACACATTTATCAGTCACGCCTAGCGCCGTTGAGTCGTTCACCGTGCGTCCTATCCGCTTATCAGACGACGGTGCGGATGACGTCATGGCGTGGTTGTCAGGTCAGAACCTGCTGTTGTCCAAACCCAACAGTCAAGGCTGGGCTGGCGTCATCTGCCCTAACAGCGCAGAGCATTCCGATGGTAACCCCGAAGGGCGTTACAACCCGTCAATGCGAACGTACTGCTGCTTGCACTCGCATTGCGTTGACTTTGACTCACACACGTTCCTTGATTGGGTAGCCGTTAACGGTGGCCCGAAGCATGCGCCAGGCTTACGTCAAGAGTTACTCGCGCATGCGATGGACATGGCGTTATCCAAACTTGCGCCGACCGCTGCGTTTCCTGACAAGGGTGCTGAAGTAATCGCTGAAGTTGAAAAGAAGCAATTAGACCGCGTTGAGAAGGCCGACTGGTACACACGCTTTGCGTATATACAAGACGATGATGCGTACTTCGATATGAACGACCGGCGTGAAATTAGCCGTTATACGTTTAACGCATTGTTTCGTCATGTATCGTGCTTTTCGATTCACCCTAGCAAGTCGCAGCGACGTGTTGAGGCATCTGTTTGCTTTGATGAAAACCGCCAAAAGATGGGCGCGCTTGCGTTGGCCGGTATCACGTACGCCGCAGGCGAGTCGGTATTAGTTGAACGTGAAGGGCAGGCGTATGGCAACCGCTGGCAGAACCGTCGCCCTGACGTTGTGGCGGGGGACGCTACACGATGGCTAGACCATGTGCACAAGATGATACCTGAGCAGGCTGAGCGTGAGCACGTGTTGAACGTTATGGCGTACAAGCTGCAACACCCTGCGCGTAAGATCAATCACGCTGTACTGCATATCGGGCATCCTGGCAGTGGCAAGGACACGATGTGGGAGCCGCTCTTGTGGGGCATCGGTGGCGCCACGCATGATAACGTGTCCATCGTGCGTAACGAGGAGATCATGAGCCAGTGGGGTTACGCGCTTGAGTCCGAAGTGATGGTGTTTGAAGAGCTACGTCAATCGGAAGCGAAGGATCGCAGAGCGCTCGAGAACCATCTAAAGCCAATCATCGCCGCGCCGCCTGAGTTCTTGCTAGTCAACCGCAAGGGCATGCACCCGTACAAGGCGTTGAACCGTCTGTTCGTGCTTGCGTTCTCGAACGAACGTGTGCCGCTGTCGCTGCCATCGGATGATCGTCGATGGTTCGTTACTCACTCGGACGCGGGTCGCATGAGCGAAGCCGATGGATTGGCGATGTGGGACTGGTACGCGGCGGGCGGTGCATCGGCTGTTTGTGCGTGGCTGTATCAGCGCGACGTGTCTAAGTTCAACCCAGGCGCTGCGCCGATGATGACTGAGGCCAAGATGATTATGGTCGAGCAGGGTCGCAGCACTGCTGAGTCGTATTTGGTCGAGATGATGCAGGCTAGACTTGGCGAGTTTTCGCAAGGCGTGGTTGGCTCACCGTTCTATTCATTGTGTGACCGCGTATCAACTGGCGCGCCTACCGGCGTGCGAATACCACAAGCAGCACTATTGCACGCATTCCGCGAAGCAGGCTGGATTGATTGCGGACGTATCGGCACACGTGAGTATCAAACTAAGAAGCATATATTTTGCGCGCCTAACATGACGGACGTCCCTCGCTCAGAGCTGCGTCGCATGATCGAGGACAAGCCTGCATCGCCTTACTTGAAAGCCGTTACAAAATAAAATATTGTTTTTTGTATTTGTTATAGTCCGGTAATATAATTGTGCCAATGTTAGCAAACCAGTACAACTAAGGGCAATAATGGCTACTAAAATATCGGACGAAGACTTCATGGCTGCGTGGCGTCGCATTCAGTCAGTTAGCGAGATGGCCAAAGAGTTGAACATGACTGCGCGGGCAATCAATTACCGCCGTCGCAGCATAGAAGAGAAACATGGAACTATTCTAAACGCGTCAAGTAATCGTAGCCCTGACTTTAATATCGTTATGCCTGCAAATGGCGTGCGCGTTAATGTTGAGATTGATAACGGCACGATCATGGTTGCCAGTGACTGTCATTACTGGCCTAACATCGTATCAACCGCCCATCGCGCGTTTGTTTTGTTTGCTAAAGAGCTAAAAAGTAAGATAATTGTAATTAACGGAGACGCGTTCGACGGTGCATCGATTAGCAGGCACCCGCCTGGCGGCATGTGGGAAAGCACGCCCACAGTTAAGCAAGAGCTTGAGGCGTGTCAAGAGCGTTTAGGTGAGATCGAGGCGGCATCATTAAACAGTAAGCTGCATTTTCTATGGGGAAATCACGACCAAAGATTTAATGCTAGGCTCTGCGCGCAAGTAGGTGAGGGTTTTAAGGGCATCATGGGTATGAACCTCACCGATCACTTTCCACGTTGGCGCTTTTCAACGTCAATGATGATTAACGATAGCTGTATGATAAAACACCGATACCATAACGGAATTCATGCTATTTATAACAACACCCTTAAAGCGGGTACTTCAATCGTCACTGGCCATCTTCACTCGCTAAAATGTACGCCTTTCACTGACTACAATGGCACGCGTTACGGCGTCGATACGGGCAGCCTGGCTGACGTCAACGGTCAACAGTTTAGTTATTCAGAAGACAACCCTAAGAACCATCGATCAGGTTTTGCCGTGCTTACTTTCTATAAAGGCAAGCTGTTACCGCCCGAATTATGCGAAGTGTTAGACGAAGACGCTGGCTTGATCTACTTTCGCGGTAATGTCTTTGAAGTGTAACCGTTTTCACCTAAAATAGTCTTACGGTCGGCGTGGCCGTAACACTTTTGGAGTATCAAAATGGCAATCACAATTTACACCGGCAACAGCGTTGTCGTGATCGATGAGGACGTAGTAGAGTTTGAGTATGAGTGCGATGAGTGCGATGATGGCGTTGAGTATGACGAGGACGGTAATGCGTTTTGGGTAGAAGATGACGTAGAGTATTTCTACAATGCGTTTGATGATGTGACGTACTATTTCGACGAAGAGGCAGATGAGTTTGTAGCTTGCGACGACGAAGCAGAAGACGACGAAGTAGCAGAGTAATAGCAGTATGAGCGCGCCAGAGACGATCTGGCGCGTTTTTCTTTTGGGGATTACATGGATTTCATACAAAAACAGATCGAAGCGTCAGAGCGCCTGTATCACATGATGATGGCAGATCATAAAGCCAGGTTTGAAAAATTAGCGGCAGTTTACGATCTAAGCGAACACCTGCAGAAAAAATTAGCGGAGCGGGACGCTGAAATATCAGAATTACGCGCGCGTTTACGCGCATATGAGATTATCGAGCGCACATAAAAAAAATCCCCTCACGCGAGGGGATAAAAACAACCACCGGTAAAAACGGTATTATAGTAACATAATTCGTTACAATCCCAACACAATTGCAAGTAGCGCAGCAAGCATTAATCCGATAAGTGCAAACACGCTGCCCTCTCAATCTCCCTGATTATCTCATCACGTAGTAACTTCACTACATCAACGCCGCCTGCATACGCATGCACAAGCCACGCACTGCCGTTATAGCCTACGCCGCGATCAGGCGCGGTATAGTCAAGAAAACAAAGTAACTCGCCGGACTCGTAGACGTACTCATAAGCGTGCAAGTGCTGTGGCCAATGTAACCCGTGAATATCGGTTGCAATGCGCTTAAATTGACCCATGCTCGCCTCCTACGCGTGTGAAAAGGTATTCGGTCGACGTTTTAGCGCCTGCGAATATCAATTGCGCTGCGCTCATCTCCTCAAAATGCGCGCGCCCATAACCTGGCCTTACAAAACAATTGATCTTTTTGTAGTGTGGCAGGTACGTGATGCCATTTAATTCGTAAACAATAGTGCTAACTTTTTCTGCTCGATCGTAATACATGGTTATACCTCCGCATCAGGTAAAATTTCAAATAGTGGAATCGATGGGTCGTAGTGTGGTGTACCTGAAAAATTCAGATAGTTATATTTTACAGTCGTCAATTTGTTTAACTTAATAAACTCTCGAATGTAATCGCCCGTCGATAAATCCGCGCGCGTTGGGAACTTGCGAATATCTTTTGGCTTTTTTGGCTTATATGGCTTTCGTGCGAGTTTTATCATTTCGAGCGGATCACGGTCGAATTTTAATTTATACGTAGTGCCGTCGATAGTTAAGTTTTGCATGTTATCCCCCGTTTAAAATTGAACGTAAACAATAGTGCCTGATTCTGTGGTGCCAATAACTGTCGTTTCATCCTGTAAATAATTCACAACAGTTTCGATAGTAGTGACTTCATCAATGCACTCTGATATGTCGATGCTGTAATTCGCAGCTATGTCGTAATAATAATTTTCTGATAATTCGCAGCAAAGGCCAATAACATCTAATTCATAATTGGAATCGTTATTTTCAAGCCAGTCATAAATTAAACCCAAAGCATCATAACTAAATTGCTCTTTTCGGTTGGCGCGAATGAAAGCATCACGGAAGTCATAAACGGATAATGTAGTTTTCATAATTACCCCTCAATTAATGTATAAGTTAACGCGCCGATTAACGCGGATCCGGCTGCGATCGCTTCGCCGATTGCAAACACATGTTGATGCGCGTCGATATAGATCAGAATCAGACCTGCGATTGATAGCCGATTGATAAGTAAATTTTGCATGTTGTTTTCTCCGGTTTAGGCGTGGCGGTTATAGAATTCAATCCATGACTCAAGCATTTCGCTGTCAAATACATTGGCTTTACGCTGTATCAATTGCAATATTTGACGCGCCTCATCATTCGTCAACGTGTCATCGATATCCTGCAAATCAGTAAAATGTAATTCAAGCGAAATTGAATCAGGCAGTTGGTTTTGCATTGTTTTCTCCGGTTTATTGGCCGGCTTTCGCCGGCCGTTTTGTTTTTAATAGTTCCAGGCTTTCGCGTTGTATTCTTTTGCTATCCGTTTTGCGTCGACTTTACTTGGCACGTTGTATTCAATCACTACGTGCTCCGCTGTTATTTCAGCACTACGCGAAATGATCAAGTTCCACGTTTTGTTTTTGCCTTTGTAAATATGTGCGAACATTTTGTTTTTCCTTAAATAAAAAGTGTTAAAACTTTAAGAAATGATAAAGATAAAACTATTACGACAGTGGTATCTATAAGTGATTGCATGGTTTTCTCCGGTTTATTGTAGTTGCGTCGTGCAACAAGGACAGAATATCACAATAAATTATCTTGTAAAGGATTATTTTGTATACCCAAATAAATTAGTCGGGTATTGATTTGCGTGGCAAGTGCGGGCTCAAATAGGGTAGTTTTGAAAGACAAATTGCCAACGCTAAAACGTAGACGAGACAAGGCTTTTAGCGGATTGCGGGTAATTGTGGGTAGTTATAGATTAGAACTTAGCTTGAAAAAATAGTTGTCATTATGATAACAGATTGTTAGCGTGTTTTCGTATACGGCAGCGACTTAAATCGGTCGCCAAAACTGCCTACATTGCCTACATAGCTATTTGCTAACAGTTTATGTGCATGTCGCCGTGTATCCCGTGCAAAAAAGTGAGTGCTCACTAACCTAGTTAGTTAGTGCTTACTAACCTAGTTAGTTAGTGCTTACTAACTTGTCAGCTTGCCAACTAAAAAGTGAGTGCTTACTAACCAGGGGGGTAGGGGCCGACGCCGACCGGTCACGAAAACGGAGGCTTAGCAGACAATTTTTTTTTATTTTTAAACTGCCCACAATGACCCGCGCTTGCAATCTAAAAATTATTTGTTAATATGCGAACATGTTTAAATCGATTCCGCTATCAATCCGTAAGCTAGAGGCTACCGAGTCGCGGTTGCAGGCGATCTACGATGCTGCGGCGCTTGGCCTTAAAGGTGACTCGTTGGCGTTAGCCGCTGGCATGTTGCCGCAGGAGTACCGGCAGTTGTGTGAGTTTGATCCGATTGCTACAATGGCAGAGCAAAAGGGGCGCGCTGATTCTGAGATCGAAGCTAGTTCGCATCTGCGCGAGGCGGCACGCAACGGCGACGCCAAGGCGGCGTTAGCCATACTGCAACATGTTCACGGTTGGACGGCCAAACAAGAAATAAGCATTGACGTCTATCAGAAGATCAGCATTACGCAGGCGTTAGAACAAGCCCAAAGCCGAGTCATCGACGGACTCATCACGGAACAGAAACCGGAGTATCTGGAAAGCACCACATTGCCGGAAAGGATTATGAATGCCAGCTAAAGATACATCGTGGGCCGACAAATACGGCGGCGTCACGCCCTATTACCCGCAGCAACGGTATATTGATAATAACTTGGCGCCTGAAACAGGTTTGCCAAATATGGATTTAGAAGCGTTAGCTGCGGCTAATCAAACGGCGTTACGCAACAACTTAATGTCGCCTAAACTGGCGTCTAAAATGTTGCCTACTATTCTAACCGAAGGAACAATGGGTATAAATGGGTGGGGGTACGCAGACACACCTAAGTACCGTAGCATACTGATTAAAGCTGGCCTGCCGCCAACAATTGAAGAAATATCTAACTTACGCAAAAACGCACCGACTGCATTTGATAGGGAAGTAATTAACGCAAAGTTAGTACACGCATTAATGGCGGTTAAGGCGGATGTGTACGGCGAAGATAAGGCTCTTGAACGCTGGAATGGCAAAGGTAAATCAGATTCATATAACCGCCCTGCGGATGCGGCGCATCACGCTTATAAGGTAAATGAAGTTAATAGGTTATTAAGCCACCCTAAAAACAAGCAAATGGCTGACTTTTATGCGGATATGCAAGCCCGTTACCGTAACGGAACTACGCCCTCAGCATCTTCATTGCCGCCAGCTTTAACTTGGGCAGATGAAAACTTACCTAGTATGTTTGCAGAACCGGTTAATGCGTTAATTAATTACGCCACGCAAACCAACAACGCGTTGCGCCAAGGGCAAAATTTTATTCGTAATCGGACTGCATTTTAATGGCGCAACTGCCGATCTATGATTCCGAGGGCGAACAGCTCTTAATGACGCGGTTGTGGGCACCCACGATTGCCGACGATCCAGAAGCGTTTGTACTGTTTGCGTTCCCGTGGGGGCAGCCCAACACACCGTTGGCTAAGTTTAAAGGCCCGCGCACCTGGCAGCGCAAGGTGCTGCGACAGATAGCCCAACATATTAAGACTAACCGTGGCAAAGTTGACATGGACGCCATGCGGGCGGCTGTTGCGTCTGGTCGTGGTATTGGTAAGTCGGCGTTAGTTAGTTGGCTAATCCTGTGGATGCTGACAACCCGCATCGGAGCATCCGTGATAGTGTCAGCTAACAGCGAAGCGCAGTTGCGATCAGTCACATGGGGTGAGTTGACTAAGTGGCAAGCAATGGTGATTAATAACCATTGGTGGGAGATCAGCGCAACTAAACTGGTGCCTGCTAAATGGGTGTCTGAGTTAGTCGAGCGCGACTTGAAGAAAGGTACCAGGTACTGGGGTGCGGAGGGTAAGCTGTGGTCGGAAGAGAACCCCGATGCGTACGCCGGTGTTCACAACCATGACGGCATGATGTTGATCTTTGATGAGGCGTCTGGTATACCGGACGCTATTTGGTCGGTTGGTGCGGGCTTCTTCACCGAGCCGATACTGGATAGGTATTGGTTTGCGTTCAGTAACCCGCGACGCAACCAAGGCTACTTCTACGAATGCTTCCACGCCAAGCGTGCGTTTTGGCACACAGAGAACATCGACTCGCGGGATGTCGAGGATACGGACAAACAGATATATGAGCAGATCATTGCGGAATATGGCGAGGATTCGCCGCAGGCTAGGGTTGAGGTCTACGGTGAATTTCCATCGGCTGGCGAAGATCAGTTTATTGGTGCGCGTCTTGTCGACGACGCCGCCGGTCGGCCAAAGTACAAGGACGAAACGGCGCCGATTGTTATCGGAGTTGACCCAGCTCGAGGAGGCGCGGACGCAACCGTCATCGTCGTTAGACAAGGCCGCGACTTAATAGCGATCAAACGGTACCACGGCGAGGACACCATGACGACCGTTGGACGGGTGATCGATGCAATCGAGGAGTACCGACCAGCGCTAACAGTGATCGATGAAGGTGGATTAGGTTACGGGGTACTTGACAGATTGAAAGAACAGAGGTACAAGGTGCGAGGTGTAAACTTCGGCTGGAAATCTAGCAAACCCGTCATGTGGGGTAATAAGCGGGCGGAGATGTGGGGTATGATGAAGGATTGGCTAAAGACCGCCAGCATACCAAGTGACAGACAGTTAAAGGCGGATTTGACCGCGCCGATGAAAAAGCCGGACTCGTCGGGTACGATCTACCTAGAAGGTAAAAAAGAAATGAAGTCTCGCGGTCTAGCCTCGCCGGATGCAGCCGACGCACTAGCAGTGACGTTCGCGTTTCCGGTAGCGCACCGTGAGTCGAGTTACGATAGAGCACCAAGAACAACATCAACCCGCTCGCAATCAAGCGTAGCAACTGGATGGATGGGGCACTAAGATGGCA